TAAACTCAGTCGATCTATCAGACCACGTTACAGCAGTAACACTTAACCGCACTTTCGACGAGCTCGAAGTGACAGCAATGGGCGACGGCGGACATAAGTTCGTTAAAGGCCTTGAGGCATCATCAGTCACCATCGACTTCCTCAATGACACAGCATCTGCGAACGTACTTGCTACCTTGCAAGCTGCATGGGGAACTAACGTCACAGTAGTCCTACTTCAGGAAAAGGGAACAGCCGTTTCAGCGACTAACCCTCTCTACACAATGACATGCCTCATTAACGGCACTACAGACATCAACGGCGCAGTCGGTGACCTCGGTACTCAGTCACTTACTTTCAACGTCTCTGGTACAGTAGCAGTCGCTACAACAGGCACATTCTAAGAAATTAAACAAAGGGGCATAGCATGGCGAAGTTAATAGTCACAATGGCAGACAACAGCGTTACCGAGATCGAGATCACACCTCGCCTCGAATACGCGTTCGAGCTATATGCTAAAAAGGGATTTCACAAAGCGTTCCGCGATGATGAAAAGCAGTCAGATGTCTATTGGCTAGCATGGGAAGGCCTTCGACTTAGTGGAGTCACAGTCAAGCCATTCGGCGCAGATTTTCTCGATACCCTAAAGAGTGTCGAGGTTGCAGAGTCTGACCCTTTGGCCTAGGCAGGGATAGCATCCACTATCTCATCGCTCGCTTGAGTGTTGAGACGGCTATCCCTCCACAATATTTAATTGATTTAGACCCGTCAATGCTCCAGATGATTCTGAAAGCGTTGAAAGACCGAGCGAAGGAGCAGGCAGATGCCTACAGAGCTAAAAGGCGCTAGTGCGCTTCGCAAAGCTCTGAAGCAATTTTCGCCCGATCTTGACAAAGAGACCCGTGAGGAGATGGTTGGGTTCTTAAAGCCTGTCGTAAAGAAGGCTCGAGGATTTTTACCATCTAACTCAGAGGCTCCATCTGGATTTGTTAAGCATGAAGTAAAAACGGCCAAATTCCCGATGTACGATGCAGGCGAGGCACGTCGAGGCATCGGTTACAAATTGACACCGACTAAGCCTAATCGCCAAGGTTGGGTGCAGACAGTATCAATCCATAACAAGACAGCCGCCGGTGCAATCGTTGAAACCGCTGGACGCAAGTCTGGAATGACTGGCAACTTCTCACCTAGATTTACGGGCACATTCGCAGGCAGTCGCAAGATGCAAGGCCGCGCAATGTTTAAGGCTTATGACCAAGATCAAGGCAAAGCCAAAGCTGGAGTAATCAAGGCACTCGAAAAGGCTGCCGCAAAGTTTAACGCGAGAGGTAATAATGGCTGAGTTACGCATTCCGATTATCGGTGAGTTCAAAGGTAAGAAGGCCTTTAAGGAAGCCGACAATAGTGTTAAAGGCCTTAACAAGTCTTTCAAGCGTCTAGCAGGCGCAGCAGGCATCGGTCTATCAACAGCCGCAATAGTAAACTTCGGCAAGAAGTCAGTCGCCGCATTTATTGCAGATGAAAAGGCAGCCTCTCAGCTTGCACAATCTGTCAAGAATCTAGGCCTAGCATTTGAGACCCCACGCATCGAAAAGTTTATTTCTGAGATGTCTATGGCTTCAGGGGTTGCCGATGATGTCCTTCGACCATCGATGCAGAAGTTACTCCAGACCACTGGCTCAGTTGCCAAGTCTCAAGAATTACTCACTCAAGCCCTAGACATCTCACGCGGTTCAGGCGTTGATTTTGAGACAGTCGTAGGCGATCTCACCGCTGCATATGTCGGACAGACCCGAGGACTTCGCAAGTATTCACTTGGTCTAAGCGTTGCAGAATTAAAGACGATGAGCTTTGCAGAAGTTCAGGAAAGATTAAACAAGCAATTCACAGGAGCTAATGCTGCCTACCTTGAGACCTACGCTGGTAAGTTAGAAGTAATCACTACAGCAGCAGGCGAAGCTCAGGAAACTATCGGCAAGGGTCTTATTGACGCCTTCGTTATCCTGTCAAGCGAGTCAGGCAATATTAAAGACCTCACCACGGCAATGACTACATTCGCAGAAGGTACGGCTGCCGCATTCCGTAACGTTGCCGTATTGGTCTCCAACCTTGATAAAGCTATGCAGGCAGGATTCGGTCTAGTTGGAGTCTTAGACAGAATCACAGGCAGCAATTTCGTCAAAATGTTTGGTGGAGTTGCTGGATTACTTGGCACCATGGGCGGCGGATCATTCGGTAGCGGACAACTTGGTGGGATGGGCGGATATCCATCATCTGCCCTAGGTGGTACTTACATCGATCCAAATGAAGCCAAGCGTAAAAAAGCCGAGGCAGATCGTATTAAACTTGAAAAAGAAAGAGCAGCCTTACAGAAAAAGTCTCTAATTGCGCAGAAGCAACAGAATGCACTTATGAAGGCATCAAAGACATTGAACCTTGAGGCTATCGGTATCGAGGCAGCTCTTAAGGGTAAGATCAGCGAAACCGATCGTATATCCTTGCTATTGCAGAAGGCTATCCTCGAAGGCAATGCAACCCTTGCCACTCAGTTATCCGATCAGTTAGAAGCGGCAACAAAGCGACAGAATGAATTGCGCCAGTTATTGCTCACCACTCCAGAGGCTCCCAACCCTTACCGCAACTGGACACTCCCTCAGGACTTGCTCAATTACACAGCCTCAGCCCTTGGCGTATCTGTAGCACAATTACAAACAGCCCCAGTTGCTCCATCGTCCACGTTCTCCGATGCTCAAATGGAGTTAATGTCTGCAGTCAATTCATTCCAACGAGCAGACCAGCAGGCCATCAATGTTGAAGTTTATCTAAACGATCAAGCAGTGGGCGGCGCAATCAGAGACGTTTCAATTAATGACTCACTTTCAGGATCATTTAACTCAGTAGGCCGCGCAGGTGGCCGAGGTTCTGTCGGCTTGCTATGACCTTACCTGCCACGATATCGGTCTCATTCGACTTTAGTCAGGGAGCAACTTTCGGCTATCCCTTTACTATTGGCGACCCTATCAACGGCGTTATTGGCGTGTCTCAGTTCGCAGCTACAGAAGTTCCCGATCCCGTAGTTGATCTCAGCAGTGTCACTCGATCCATCAAGATCAGCCGTGGCCGTAACATCATGCGCGACACCTACGAGGCTGGCAACTGTACAGTCCGTGTCTTAGACCCAGACTCATACTTCAACCCTCAAAATACATCCAGCCCGTACTTCGGCTATCTGACTCCACTTCGCAAAGTTCGTGTCGCAGCTACTACGGCTACCACTCAGCACTTTCTATTCTCGGGTTATGTTGATTCGTATAAATATTTTTATGATCAATCCGAACAGATGGGATACGTTGATATTGTCTGCAGCGATGCCTTCCGTTTATTTCAGATGGCTAACGTTTCGACAGTAAGCGGAGCAACGGCAGGCCAGACAACAGGCACACGCATTACTAAGATTCTTGACCAAGTGTCATTCCCTACATCGATGAGAATCACCGACACAGGATCGACCACAGTTCAGGCAGATCCGGGGACATCCCGCCCAGCCCTAGCAGCTCTCAAGGCTGCAGAGTTCGCAGAGCAGGGCGCGTTCTTTATTCGCACAGATGGCACGGCAGAATTCAAAGATCGCAACGATGTAGTCGGTTCCCTAGCCGCTGCCCCTATCGAGTTCAATCAGACTACTGGCATTGCATACAGTGACCTTAAGTACGCATTCGATGACAAGCTCATCATTAACCAAGCCAGCATGACACGCATTGGTGGCACGGCGCAGACAGCGGTAAACGTCGATTCATCGGCCAAGTACTTTCCTCATGGCACTACTGTCACCGAGATGATTCCAGAGACCGATGCGCAAGTTCTTGACATCGCTAAGATTTATTGCGCAACCCGAGCTGAGACCACAATCCGCATCGATCAGATGACAGTCGATTTATTGGATACAGCCGTTCCAACTGACACAATGATCGGCCTTGATTACTTTGACAATGTAAAGATAACTAACGTTCAGCCAGATGGCTCTACAATCGTCAAGACCTTGCAAGTGCAGGGCTTGGCATGGGATATCACCCCTAATTCAATGAAGTGCACAGTTACAACACTTGAGCCTATAGTCGAGGGATTCATCATTGGATCATCGACTTACGGTATAATCGGACAATCCATAATGGGATACTAGGAGAAAATCATGGCAGAAGGCTTTCCAGCGACAACAGGCGACATCTTTACGGCTGCAGACTATAACGGCCTAGTAGCCTTTACTGTCGGTGCTGCTAACACTAATGACTACACGGCAGTCATCGCAGACGCTTATCAAGTCTTAGAGATAATGAACAAGT